TTAGACTTAAACCAATCTGATTTTAATGATTCAGTAAATTTAGTTTTAAATAAATCAACACCATTTCCTCCAGAATTTTTAGAGTCTATTAAGTTACCAATTAACTCAACTTGTTCTTTACCCTCCTCATCAATGTATGGGAACTCTAAATAACCTACCCAGTTACTCACAACTTTTTGATCCATAGTTAATTTAACTGAGTATCTTAGTACTGCCCTATTAAAATCAAAACCGTTTTCTGTTTTTTTTCCTTTACCATCTAATCTCTCTTTTACTTTAACAATATTATATGGTCTAAAGTCTCTACTATAAATAGGTTCTGCCGCATTTGCGTCTTTAGTTTTAAAATCGTTTCCAGTTAGAATATCTGTAAAAGATTCCGTAGGCTCACTAACATCTTCAGTTATCAGATTACCGAACATTCTCTCTTCAGTAAAAAGAGATTTCATTCTATTAATCTCCTCATTTAAAGTACTGTTATATCTTTTCATTTTTTTGTTTATATATAAATATTATAAAATTATAAAAAAGGTGTTATAAATAAAAAATCCTTACCATATAATATATATACGATAAGGATTTTGTAAATATGTAAATAAACCGTATTAGAATACGTTTATCGCTCTGTCAAATCTAAGTGTTGCAGTGATATCTGCCAAATCAGAAGAAGAGTAATCTAACCCACCAAAGTCTACATCATTTAACTGAGTACTTTGAAGAATCCATTTTTGAACAACAACACCTGTTGGGTCCAACATTTCTAACTCTACATCTTTTTTGTAACCTGCAGCATAACCTTGTCTACCTGTTACTGATTCAGAGTGTAAACGAACCCACTCCATTAACGCTTGTGTTGCAGAAGGTCCGATTGGATCTCTAAACGTTACGGAAATTGATTCCCATCTAAATCTACCGATAACATATGTCTCAGTATTTAGGAAAGGTATTGCTACCTCATCACTTGTATATTTTGGTCTAGACGTAGTAGATACCCACCACTCTTGAATTCCTAACTCGTCAGGAAATCTCAAAATAAACCTATTCTTTCTTAATGGTTCATAAGGAACAGGCATTCTCATTAATAAATCCGCCATTTTAAATTGTTTTTAATTTTTTTGTTATAGTTGTATTATTTAATATATAAATATTCTGTTTTTGAAAAAAATTATTTTTTTATAATTATTCTTTTCTTTTTAGGGTTCTTAGGGTCTGATGTGTCGTAAATTATAAAATTAATTTCAGGATACAATTTATGTAATTCATCCTCTATTAGTTTTTCTATTATTTTAACATTACCTTCATCATCGTCACTAAATCCAACACTAATCCCCTCAAACTCAGAATTATTTTTAATATCTCCAATTTGTTTAACCACCTTTTCTACAAAACTTCTAAATGCAATCTCCTTACCTTTTTCAGGTTTAGTTCCGTCTACATCTAAACCAAATTTATTTATAAACTCTTCAGAAGAAACTGGATGATAATCTTGTAAATTTAAATACTCATCAATAGATAACCCATTTAGATTATTTTCCATTTCTTTTCTTTCGTCATATTTAAATGTTCTGTCGATTAAAATCTTTATACCATCTTTTATGGCTTGTGGTGAATTTGATCTTGCGGTAATTATTGAAAAATCACTACCACTCTTTAATGCCTCTTTAAATTTATTAAAACTAGGACCATAACTATAAGAACCACTATTTAATGCATTTTTGACATCTCTAATAAATGCATCGTAATCTCTGAAATCTTTAAAGGATTGTTTTATATCATCGTTAAGATATCTAAACTCTGTACCTATTTTGTGTCTTACACTTCTAAATTGTTCAGTAGAAACAGATACTGGTACCCATAATAACCCATTAACACTATAGTCTAAGTGTATTCTTGTCGGCATATTTAGAATATTGTCATCCCAGTCAAATGAGTATACTTTTTTCTTAGTTTCCTTTAAAATTTTGTACTGTGATTCAGTAATTTTAATATTCATACTATATAAATATTTGTAAAAATAAAAAAACCCATCGTTAAGACGGGTTTTAAAAAATGTTTTTTATTTTTTTTTAATTCATAACAGGTGAACCCGTTTTATCTTTAAGACAATTTAACGCAGTTACCGCTTTCATACCCATACCAAGTGGATCACTCATCACCATTTTACCCAAATCTTCCATACATTTGGCGGCATCACCTGACACACAAGACATAGGTGGTTTAATACCCGCATCTTTACAACATTGTTCTAAATCTTTTTTTGGGTCATTTTCTTCTTTCAATACGACACCAACAATTCTTTTTAAATCTGATTCTGAAAGTGTAATAACTTTACCATTTTTTTTAATTTTCATCTTTTTTTATTTTTTAATAATATTATTACCATTTAGCACACTGAGTACTTAAATTTTTCTGTGTTGGTTTACCGTGTTTATTAAAAAGATTTTTAATTTTTCTTTTGAATCTTTGTAAGTTTTTAGGTAATTCACCCTTAGTTAAAAAGTTTTCTACTTTATCTAAAATTTGTTGTACTTTAGTTGGGTCTGGATTGTCTTCATCCACTGCATCTAATTCTACATCCAAACTTGTATTTTCAGTATTCTCTGATTCATTAGCGTCTTGTTCTCTAAGTAATTTCATAGTAATTCTTTTCAAATCACTTTCAGACAAACTAATTATTTTTCCGTTTTTTTTAATTTTTAATCCCATTTCTTTTTATTTTATGTAAAATAGGGGGGTATTAACCCCCCAATTATTTTTATTAAATATCGTCAAAACTTGCTCCAGTATTTGTGATATTGAATTCTATCGAAATGTATTCTAATGATCTTGTTGGTTTAACAAATATTCTACCATTTAACTCATTTCTATCAATAGATTCTGGTGTATCATCTAACACTACTCTAAAGTCAGTTAAACCTCTTTCTTTTCTAATATTATCTAAGATTGGGTTTACTAAACTTAAGAATTGGTTTCTAACTACCTCATCGTTTTGTTCAAACAACAATCTGATAGATACTGCAGATATAAGTTTTCTTGCTTGTAACAATAATCTTCTTACGTTGATTCTGTTAAGTGCACTTTCTCTAACTTGTAAAGTTTTATTACCGAATATTACAACACCTACATCTGAGAATGTTGCCATTGGGTTAATTCTACCCTCATACAAATCATCTCTATCGTCTAACTTAAGTTTAAGTCTTGCCTTAACTGCGTTTGTCGTACCTCTATTTAAACCAGCTGCTGCGAACCAAGGGAAAGCAACGTTATCTGTAAGTGCGATATTTCTCATAACCTCTACCGTTGGAGGTAACCAAACGTATCTGTTATTTTCCGTATCATTCATCTGAATCCAAGGCCAGTAAGTGGCAGAATAGTTAGAATCAATACCTGAATCCTCTACTAAATCAACTGCCTCATCTGGTGTTATAGTTACACCATCAACATCAGTATCAGGTGTTGTCATAACATATAATGAATCCGCTCTATCAACTTCAACCATATCTACTGCATTTTCAATCAAACTTACGTTATCTCTAAGGTCGATACCTGGTGTTGCAAATACGTTAATATTAACTGCCTCAGGATTATTGAATGTATAAATACCGTTTAAGTATGCGTAGTAGTCAGAAGTTATACCATCATCACCTTCACTTGTTGTGAATGTTGTAAATGTACCGTTAGTTAAACCAATAGAACCTTTAGATCCTGTTTTAGTGTAAGAATCAATGTTAGTTCTAGTAGTTCTATACTCATCCCATCCATCCCATCCACCAAATGGTGTTAATGTGAATTTTCTTGTTGCTAATTTTTCATAAGGTCCATTAACCAAACTAGCGTCAGTAGTAAATGCTGAAATACCAACCTGTAATGTAGGTACATAACTATTAACACCTAAGTCTATAGTTGCACCACTCGCATTAACGTCTAAGTGGAAGCCATCTGTTTTACCAGTATATTCACCGTTGTTAACTGCGTTCTTACCTTTATAGTCGAAGAAATCTTGATCTACTCCGATATCACTATTCAATCCTAAGTAAACTTTTCTTAATTTATTAGTGTTAAAGTCAGTATATCTTGTTTTGTATTCAATCTTCGGTGGTAAACCTGTTCTATTACCAATATAAGTTCTATTAAGTACACCCTCAAAACCTGCTGGGAAATGGTTACCTAAGTCAGGATCATTCGGATCATATAACTCAACCATAATGAATTGACTTCTTAATGGATATTCACTATCTACCGTACCAATTTTTCTACCGATAAAACCTGATGTAGTACTATCTAAGTTAATTGAAGAGAATTTCTCAACTACATTAGGGTTCGCATCAGTATCGTAGAATTTTCTTACTACTAAATCAAATGTCTTATTATCTGGTTGAATATTTAAGATAGATATTTTTATATCTTCATTCGCTGCGTTACCATCAGATATTGTTACAAATCTAAACAATCTTTGTAATGTTGCACCTGATCCAGTACCTTTTAATTCTGAAAGAACCCAAGGTGAAGCCGCAGATTTCCAACCTTCTAAATAATCATTAAAGTTATTAGTTGATGTTGCAGAAATTTCTAAGAATGAAATATCTAAACCTCTTACTTGATCTTTAGCGATTAAATCTTCTAAAACATTAGTGTAAATCTCTTCTACCCACAATTCAGTTTCTTTATCCTGTACCGCACTACCGAATACTCTTGGTAAGAAATTCTTTTTAGTTCTATCCATAGATACGTCATATGTAAATGCGTTACCTGTAGAACCAGTACCATTAATACTGAACGAAGCCAATGCATTTGTTACAATATTAGATGTATTAGTCATAAATGCGTTTGTAGTACCAGTGACATCATAAATAATTTCCTGATTCGCTTGATCGTAAGTACCTCTAGGTCTTAAAGTCGCAATTACACTACCATCGATGTCAGTAAAACATGATGCAGTATAAGTAACAACTGTACCACTTGTAGTTCCTGTTATGAAACCACCTGGTGAAGTACCACTATTTGTTACCGTCATATTAAAGGTTGCCCCACTAAAATTACAATTAGTTTTATTGTAAACTGGTGATGTTTGACTAATAGTTTGTCCAGTACTTAATAAACCTATAGTTGTAAAACTAGAACTAATTTGATTATTATTATATAATGATTGTAAAGTTGTGTCACCCCACGTAAGTGTAATTGGGTTACCTGTTGTTTGTGCAGAATACGTTAATAATGTTGAATATGTTGTAGATGTACCTGAAGCCACCGTATCGGGATTCTCACTAGAATCCAAAGTAATTGACCAAGAATCACCCGCTTTATATCCTGACAAACCTAAAACCCTACTAACATATAATTGATTAGTTTGACTTAAAAATGATTTGGCAATATAATTTAATTCATATTTTTGGTAACCGTTACCCTTATATTTTTCAGGGTTCAAACCACCGAAATAGTTGATAAACTCATCGTAATTAGAAATGAAGACTGGTTCAAATGCTGGTCCCTTAGGTGTCTCACCCAATAACCCCAAAGTTGTAACCCCAACCTGTCTAGTAACGAAAGTTAAATCTTTTTCTGATGTAAATACACCAGGACTCACAAAAATTCTATCTGTTGATGCCATTTAAATTTAATTTATTTTTTATTATTGATTTCGTTTTTTATTATAAATATGCCGATATTTTTGAAAAATTTATTTTTAAAGTCCCATTTTTAAAAATAGTATGTTAATTATCATACTTTTATCATACTTATATTAAAAAGTGTTATGAAACGGGATAAAAATCTGAAAATTACCCCCCAAACCCATAAATTATTGAAGGAGTACTGTGAGGATAATGGGTTAAAGATGTTTGCGTTTGTTGAAAAACTAATTAAAGATAAATGTAAACCAAAAAAAGATATATATGGTGATGACGAATAATATTTATTTTTTTCATTTTATACCTTAATATTGTTTTATGAAAAAGTTACTATTAATTACCCCACATTTATCTACTGGTGGTGCACCTCAATTTACTTTAAATAGAATTGAACTATTAAAAGACACTTATGATGTATATTGTGTCGAATATAGTTTTTTATCGCCACACTTCGTGGTTCAAAGAAATAAAATCATAGACTTATTAAAAGATAAGTTTTTTGCCTTAGAACATGATAAAGACAATCTTTTTAATATCGTTAATTCAATTAATCCCGATATCATATCTATTGAGGAATTTTCAGAAACATTCATAGATAACCATTTACTAGAATTTTTATATAAAAAAGATAGGTCGTGGAAAATCTTTGAGACTACACATAGTTCTTACAACAACTCAAATATTAAAAGATATTTTCCAGATAAATTCATATTCGTTTCAGAATGGTCTAAAAAGATGTATTCACACTTCGGTGTAGAATCTGAGGTAATAGAGTACCCAATAGATAAAAAAGAAAAAAAGGTAGAAGAATCGAGAGAAAAGTTCCTATTAGATAATGATTATGTACATATTTTAAATGTAGGTTTATTTACGTCAGGAAAAAATCAAGGATATGCATTTGAGATTGCGAGAAGATTTTTAAATGAAAAAGTAATTTTTCACTTTGTTGGTAATCAGGCAGGTAATTTTGAGGATTATTGGGGTCCTATTTTAAAAGATAAACCAAGTAATTGTATATTATGGGGAGAAAGAGAAGATGTGGAAGATTTTATTATGGCTTCTGATGTATTCTTATTCAGTTCAATTTTAGAACTTAACCCATTAGTAATAAAAGAGGTGATGAAATATGACATACCAATTTTTATGTTTAATTTGGAAACATATTGTGGTGTTTATAATAACAATGAAAATATTACTTTCTTATCGGGAAATGTTAGTGAAGATGTTAATAATATAAAAAAATTATTAGGTATCAAAAACGAAAAACAAAAAGATAAGTTTGAAAATGCATATGTATACTATGCCACAGAAAAATATTTTGATATCGTTAAAAAATCTGTAGAATCTGTTAGACAATTTAGTAATTTACCTATAATTGTTTATTTACTAAATTCTGATAAGGAAATTGATGTTGAAAATACTATTACCGTAAATTGGAAATGTGATATTAGTGAATCCGAAAATATGTTTATTAATGAAAACGATAATTTTTATATTAATAGATCTAATAGTGAGATATATAACATTTTAATACAAAGACCTTTAATAGTAAAAGATGCCTTAGAAAAATATTCTAATGTTGTGGCGTATGTTGATAGTGATTCAATTGCAACTAAAAGTGTTGACAATATTTTTAATATGTACGATGAGAATCTTAACTATCCTTATTTTGTTGAGGGTATTTACGATTATTTAATTATAAACGGTAGAGGAGGTGCATCCACTAAAGACGATTTAACAAATACATTAGAACACTCAACCTGTGAATTATTTAACGTTAACCAAAAAGTTAGGGAGAAATATAGACAAACTGGTTATTTTGTGTCAGGACAAAATACAACTGACTTTTTAAACGAATGGTATCAAATGTGTACACATCCTGAAGTACTAAAAAACAATGAATGGTACGCACCTTTTAATGAAGAAACTATTCTTAATGTTTTACTTTGGAAAAAAGATATAAAAGATGGACTACCATACATTTATGTTAATGGTTCTTTAGATACAATAGATAAAGTTAATGATATTGGTTTTAATGGGGTAGACTCTCATTATGGTGATTGGTTTAAAATACCTAAAAAAAGAGAGAATTTATTGTTTTATCACGGAGAAAAGAGAATTGACGTATTAGATAATATGATAAAAAAATTAAAAGGTTTATATTATAAGAATATAAAAATTGCGGACGCAGGATATGTTATTAATTTACCACATAGGGTAGACAGAAGAGAAAGTGTGATAAAAACACTTAATGATTTAGAAATTACTGGTTATGAATTTGTAGATGGTACCATTATAGAAAATCCTGAATATAAGAAATTAGGTTGTACTGCCTCCTATTTAGAAATTTTTAAAAACATTTTAAGTAGTGACTTAGAAAATATAATTGTTATTGAGGACGATGTAAAACTAATGAATGGTGTAGATAAAAACCATTTAGATAACATCTTTAACGAGTGGAATTCAACCGTAAAAAATTATGATGTTGTTGCATTAGGTGTAAAACTTTTACCGAGAAGTGAGATTGTAGTTAATGGGAAAACACATGGTGGTTTCGAAGAAATGTTGTGTAGTCAGTCTTTATTTTATCATAGACACTTCATTGAACATTACGTTAGTCAAATGGAGAATTATATGAATCCTAAACATTATCTTTATAAATGTACAGTAGATATGTTTTTAAATGATTGTTCTTGTGAAGAATATAGATTTTTACACTCCACAAATCATAAAAAGTTTAATTTTGGTATCACCTTACCTATGGTATTTACACAAACAGATAGTTTTTCGGATAACGAACTATTCTTACAAGAGTACGACAATGTTATGGAAAACTCATTTTGGGAAAGTTTAAATAAAAACGGTGAAAAAAATAATAAGTTATTTGAAAAAATTGGATCGGTAGATTCACAACAAACTAAAGAAAAATATATTAATGTTATGGAACAAACAAGTATGAATCACAGTGAAAACATTAGGTTTAATGTTAACTTTGTAAATCAACCATTCTTCGAAATATTAGGTAACTCAGATAAAAAATATAATGTTGAGTTTTTTGATACAAATGGAAAATCAACATATACTACGGTATTGGGTGCAAATATGTGGTCAAAATTAAATCGTAGTTATTTTGAAAATTGGAAGATTAAAGTTACTTCAGATGATGGTTTTGAACAAACTATAAATTATGACGCAAAAGGTAAAAGAGTTTATGTGGCATTTGATTCTGCGGCATTGGGAGATACTATTTCGTGGATACCATATATGGAAGAATTTAGAAAAAAATGGGATTGTGAGTTAATAGTATCTACTTTTTGGAATCATCTATTTGAGAAAGTATATCCTAATATAACATTTGTTAAACCAGGGAGTACCGTACATAATTTATATGCAATGTATAAATTAGGTTGGTTCTATAATGATGAAATGGAACCTGAATTACCTAATACTATTCCGTTACAAAAGGCGGCAACAAATATTTTAGGTTTAGAATATAAAGAGATTAAACCTATCATTGATTATAAAGTGGGTGATAACCCAGTAGGTGAAAAATATGTGGTAATATCCCCATACTCAACCGCAGGATTAAAACATTGGGATTTTGAAAGGTGGGAAAAATTATCCGAATGGTTAGTTAGTTTGGGATATAAAGTTATAAACATTTCTAAAGATGCAGTTAAATCAAAGTTTATTGATAATATTAAGAATACGTCCATAGAAAACACTATAAATTATATACATCATAGTGAATTTATGATTGGTTTATCAAGTGGTTTATCTTGGTTATCGTGGGCAGTAAATAAACACGTATTTATGATTTCTAATTTTACTGAACCTGATCATGAGTTCACAACCAATTGTACTAGATTTATAAACAAATCTGTTTGTAATGGTTGTTGGAATAATCCTAAATTTAAATTTGATAAGGGTGATTGGGATTGGTGTCCAGAACATAAAAATACTGAAAGACATTTCGAATGTCATAAATCAATAACTGTAGAATATGTTATCGATGGTATTAAATCTTTTTTAGGTAGTGATATTAAAAATATTGAACAAAGAAAGGTGAGGAAAAATAATATAATTTTTAATGTTTATGAAACAGAACAATGGTCAAAAAACTTTTGGGAAAATAGATTTGAATATTGGGAGAAAGAAACATTTAATTTTATAGATAAACATCTAAACAAAGACAAAACTTTTATTGATATTGGTTCTTGGATTGGACCAATGTCCTTATATTCTAGTTTTAATTCTAAAAACTGTATTGCGTATGAACCAGATCCAATTGCCTACGAAGAATTTAATAAAAGTATTGAACTAAATGGTATTAACAATATATTTTTAGAAAAAAAAGGTGTTTCAACAACCAACAGTATTGAAATTGGGGCTTTAGAATTAGGTCATAGTGTTACAAGAGTAGGTGTTTCAGAAAATTCTTTTACTGTTGAATGTGATACTATATCAGAAATTTTAAATAAAAATAATTTGGACGAATCAAAAATTTCTATGATTAAAATAGACATTGAGGGTCACGAAACTGAATTATTAAAGGATGAGGTTTTGGTAAATTTAAATGTACCTATGTATATTTCATTTCATCCTGGATTAACGGATGTAGAAAATTTCTTTGAGGAGGTTAAACCTTTTTTAATTAAAAAAGGGTATGATATAAATAATTACCCACACGATGAATTATTTTTTGAAATTGGTTTTGAACCTTTAAATAAACCTAATGTGAGTAAAGAGATAGAAGTTTCTATTGGTGAGATAGTAGATAAGTTATCCATATTACGTTTAAAATTATTAAATATAACTGATAAAGAAAAATTAAAAAACGTAACTAAAGAATATGATTACCTATACAACATTGTTTTCAATGATTTAAAAATTGAAAGTTTTGATTTTGATAGAATGGTTGATATTAATAAAATACTTTGGGATGTAGAAGATTCTATCAGAGATAAGGAAAGAGAAAAACAATTTGACTCAGACTTTATTGAAATGGCAAGAACCGTTTATATCACAAATGATCAGAGGGCAGAAATTAAGAAAGAAATTAATACAAAATACGGTTCATCTTTTGTTGAAGAAAAGTCGTATTCTGATTATAATTAACTACAACCCCTATTTACATTCAATGTATAAGTAAATCTAACTCCAGATCCAGTTGTATGTGCGCCAGTGATTCCAATACCCTTAAATCCTAAAACTAAATGGGTATCACATCGTGGATAAGTATCTCCTATTGAATGAGTAAAATTAAAACAAACTATTCTAGATTGACTTTCAGAATTACCAACTGCGTTTGTAAAAAGTGAAGTAACTGGAAATTCATCATCTAACACAGTATAATCACTACACCTAAAGTAACCCACCCCAACACCTAAATCCCAGTTATCAGGAACGGATGTACCACCAGAAAGATAGGCTGATCCACAAACAGTTAGTTCATCGCCTGGAAGTAAATCAAAAGGTATTGGTATTCCTCCAAAAACTGATCCTGTAGGAATTGGATCTGATGATTCCCTAGTCAATTTTGTATTGGCATCTAAATTACAACCATCCCATCCACAGTCTCTATCACCATACCAATAAGCTCCACTATTATCTTCAATAAATGCTCCTGAGTGAGAGGCAATTAAGTATTGTGTCCCTATTGTTACTATAACCTCACCTGGAGAAGCACCATCCACTGCGTTAATACAAGAACCTTGAAAATCAATACCAACTACACTTGTTTCTACTAATGCCCCCTCATCATAGATAGAAAGAGATGCGCCACCACCTCCTGAAACACCTGAACTACCAGATGTTCCTGATGTACCTGCGTCACCTTGTAAACCTGATGTACCCGCAGTCCCACTAGTTCCAGAAGTTCCTGTTGTACCTGAAGTCCCACTAGTTCCAGAAGTTCCTGTTGTACCTGAAGTACCACTAGTTCCACTAGATCCTGATGCTCCAGTAGCCCCATTCACACCACTTGTTCCGCTAGTACCTGTTGTCCCACTTGTACCTGAAGTACCACTAGTTCCACTAGATCCTGCTGCTCCAGTAGCACCATTAACACCACTAGTTCCAGATGTACCTCTTGTTCCTGAACTTCCACTTGTACCACTAGTTCCTGTTGTACCTGAAGTACCACTAGTTCCACTCGACCCAGATGCCCCATTTACACCGCTAGTTCCTGATGTACCTGTAGTTCCAGATGTACCAGATGTCCCACTAGATCCTGATGCACCATTAACACCACTTGTTCCTGACGTTCCGCTCGTACCTCTAGTTCCTGAACTTCCACTTGTACCACTAGTTCCTGTTGTACCTGAAGTACCACTAGTTCCACTTGATCCTGATGCTCCATTAACACCACTTGTACCGCTAGTTCCAGTTGTACCTGAAGTACCACTAGTTCCACTCGATCCAGATGCCCCATTTACACCACTTGTTCCAGACGTTCCACTAGTTCCAGTCGTTCCTGATGTTCCACTTGTTCCTGTGGTTCCTGATGTTCCACTAGAACCAGATGCCCCATTAACACCACTTGTACCAGAGGTTCCAGATGTCCCACTTGTACCTCTAGTTCCTGAACTACCACTTGATCCACTAGTTCCCGTTGTACCAGAGGTTCCAGATGTCCCACTTGTACCTGTAGTTCCAGATGTACCAGATGTTCCACTAGATCCCGATGCACCATTCACACCACTTGTACCACTAGTTCCTGTTGTACCTGAAGTACCACTACTACCACTTGTTCCATCTCTACCACTTGTTCCAGACGTCCCACTAGTACCGCTAGTTCCAGATGTACCAGATGTACCAGATGTTCCTGAAGAACCGTTCAACCCACTAGTTCCTGAAGTTCCAGTTGTCCCTGAAGTACCACTAGTTCCTGTTGTCCCACTTGTCCCACTACTTCCATTCAGTCCTGAAGTTCCACTAGTTCCACTTGTACCTGTAGTTCCGCTTGTTCCTGAAGTTCCTCTAGAACCTGAACTTCCACTTGACCCAGACGTCCCACTAGTACCAGTTGTTCCTGAAGTACCACTTGTACCACTACTTCCATTCAGTCCTGATGTTCCACTAGTACCAGTTGTACCTGATGTTCCTGAACTTCCGTTGATACCACTAGTACCTGATGTCCCAGTTGTTCCTGAAGTACCGCTTGTTCCTGAAGTTCCTGTAGTTCCCGAAGTTCCACTTGTACCGCTAGAACCATTCAACCCACTAGTACCTGATGTACCACTAGTTCCTGTTGTTCCAGATGTACCGCTTGTACCAGTAGTTCCTGAAGTACCACTACTACCATTCAGTCCTGAAGTTCCACTAGTACCAGTTGTTCCTGATGTACCCGAACTTCCGTTGATACCACTAGTACCTGACGTACCAGATGTTCCACTAGTACCTCTAGATCCAGAACTACCACTTGTTCCACTAGTTCCTGTTGTTCCAGAGGTTCCTGAAGTACCAGTTGTTCCTGAAGTACCACTAGATCCATTAACTCCACTAGTACCTGACGTACCAGACGTACCAGTTGTACCTGATGTTCCGCTAGTTCCAGTAGTTCCTGATGTACCACTACTTCCACTAGACCCCGATGTTCCACTAGTTCCAGTCGTACCAGAGGTACCTGAAGTTCCTGTAGTTCCCGAAGTTCCACTTGTACCACTACTACCATTCAGTCCTGAAGTACCTGATGTACCAGACGTTCCTGATGTACCACTAGTTCCAGTTGTTCCTGAGGTTCCACTCGATCCTGAAGTACCATCTCTACCACTTGTACCACTTGTTCCTGTTGTACCTGAAGTACCTGTTGTCCCACTAGTTCCACTAGTACCAGAAGAACCATTCAACCCACTAGTTCCTGAAGTACCACTAGTTCCACTAGTACCTCTACTACCTGAAGATCCACTAGATCCTGAAGTACCAGATGTTCCACTCGTTCCTGTAGTTCCTGATGTACCTGATGTTCCACTTGTTCCTGAAGTACCACTACTACCACTTGTTCCATCTCTACCACTAGTCCCTGATGTACCACTTGTTCCTGAAGTACCAGTTGTCCCACTAGTACCACTTGTTCCTGTTGAACCAGAGCTTCCACTCGTTCCAGAAGTCCCTGTTGTACCTGCCGTTCCACTAGTCCCACTCGTCCCAGAAGTTCCACTTGTACCTGAACTTCCACTGACACCTGAAGATCCTGATGTTCCACTCGTTCCACTTGTTCCTGATGTTCCACTTGTCCCTCTAGATCCTGAACTACCACTTGACCCACTAGTTCCTGTTGTTCCAGAGGTACCACTAGTACCACTAGTCCCTGTTGTGCCAGAGGTTCCACTAGTTCCTGTTGTTCCAGAAGTTCCAGAAGTACCGCTAGAACCATTCAACCCACTAGTTCCTGAAGTTCCAGTTGTACCTGACGTACCAGAAGTTCCAGTTGTACCTGACGTACCAGAAGTTCCAGTTGTACCAGATGTTCCACTAGATCCTGAAGATCCTGAAGTCCCATCTCTACCACTTGTACCACTTGTACCAGAGGTTCCAGATGTCCCACTCGTTCCAGTTGTTCCTGAAGATCCGCTAGATCCTGATGTACCACTTGTTCCTGTTGTTCCTGATGTTCCACTAGTTCCTGTTGTTCCAGAGGTACCACTAGTACCACTACTACCACTCAATCCACTAGTTCCTGAAGTTCCACTTGTTCCAGATGTACCTGATGTTCCAGTTGTACCTGATGTTCCTCTAGACCCTGATGAACCACTACTACCGCTAGTCCCTGAAGTACCAGACGTTCCACTTGTTCCTGATGTACCACTAGTTCCACTTGATCCTGAAGTACCGCTACTTCCACTGACACCTGAAGATCCTGATGTTCCACTAGTTCCTGTTGTCCCAGAGGTACCTGACGTACCACTTGTTCCAGACGTACCACTAGTTCCACTAGTACCCGAAGACCCTGAAGTCCCATCTCTACCACTAGTTCCTGATGTACCTGAAGTACCAGTAGTTCCACTTGTACCACTACTTCCACTTATTCCTGATGACCCACTAGTACCTGATGTACCAGAAGTTCCTGTTGTTCCACTTGTTCCTGAGGTACCTGAAGTTCCTCTAGATCCTGATGATCCTGAAGAACCACTTGTTCCACTAGTTCCTGAAGTACCAGATGTCCCTGTTGTACCACTAGTTCCAGACGTTCCACTACTACCTGATGATCCACTAGTACCTGATGTACCAGAAGTTCCTGTTGTTCCTGATGTTCCACTACTACCATTTAATCCTGAAGTACCACTAGTACCAGTAGTTCCTGAAGTTCCACTGGTACCTGTTGTTCCACTAGTACCAGATGTTCCTGAAGATCCACTGACTCCAGACGAACCACTTGTTCCACTAGTTCCTGAGGTACCCGTTGTTCCAGAGGTTCCACTAGTACCTGAAGTACCACTTGTTCCTCTCGATCCTGATGATCCTGAAGAACCACTAGTACCTGATGTTCCAGTAGTTCCACTTGTACCACTAGTTCCTGTTGTACCAGATGTTCCACTTGTTCCTGAAGTTCCTGTGGTTCCTGATGTGCCACTAGATCCTGATGTACCGTCTCTACCACTTGTTCCGCTAGTTCCTGATGTTCCACTTGTTCCTGAAGTACCACTACTACCACTTGTTCCATCTCTACCACTAGTTCCAGTTGAACCCGATGTTCCAGATGTTCCAGTCGTTCCTGATGTCCCACTAGTACCTGATGTACCCGTTGTTCCTGAAGTACCCGAACTTCCACTACTACCTGAGGTACCCGATGTTCCTGTAGTTCCTGAAGTACCAGATGTACCACTTGTTCCTGAAGAACCACTCAACCCACTAGTACCACTTGTACCAGTTGTACCAGATGTTCCACTAGTTCCTGAAGAACCAGAAGTTCCTCTCGACCCTGATGAACCACTACTACCACTTGTTCCTGACGTGCCAGACGTACCAGTAGTTCCTGATGTACCACTTGTTCCAGTTGTTCCACTAGATCCCGAACTTCCACTAGTACCAGAGGTACCTGTTGTCCCACTTGTACCTGATGTACCACTAGTTCCTGTTGTACCAGAAGTACCACTTGATCCACTCAGTCCTGATGTTCCACTAGTTCCTGTTGAACCAGATGTTCCACTTGTACCTGAAGTTCCTGTTGTCCCGCTAGTTCCTGATGTTCCACTTGTACCTGACGTTCCACTAGAACCATTCAATCCACTACTACCTGACGTTCCACTAGTACCTGTAGTTCCAGATGTTCCACTAGTTCCTGAAGTTCC